AACTTACGCAGTACACGAGTTAAATCAGGCATTTCTTCTGTTGCTGTATGAAATATGTGTCCGTGTTTAGGAAACACTTTTTTGTATATATGCAACTTTTCTTCTGGAGTTATTGGATCATCTTTTCCTACGGTACGACTAACAACAAAATAAGGATCTGCGCCCGATTCATTAGCTTGCGTAATAACACTGCTAGCTAGGTACATATGGCCTTTATGACCCATACCGCGCCCCCATCCTACTACGCAGGATTTGCCTTCTCCGGTGCGATTAAGAAATTCACGTAACAGCATTGTCTTTCCTTGGCGCCCAATTAGCTTGATCGATTGTTTTGACAAACTGTCCTGGCAAATCGTGTTTAAATTTACCTCCAGGATGTGCTTGTACATATCCCTCTGGTTTAGTTTGTCGTATCCCACCATGTGTTCCGGAACTTAATGAATTAATAACTTTCATTTTTTCGTGTGTTAGTAATTCTACAGCACTTAATACTGCATCTAATCCTGGATGTGTTAATACTTTTTCAGCTTGGCTGTTGCTTAACTTAGTTTGCGCCCATTGAGCAAATTGTTGTTTAACTCCAGCAACACGTAAATTTTGATTATAGAATGAATACAACACATCACCTGGTTTACTTAAACCTGGCTGCCCAGCAATAAAACTATCAATTAACGATTTATTTTTCTTAATATAATCTTCTGCATGTTTTAATCCAGTATCATCTACTTTAGGTGGATGTTCGACATACGTTGTACCTTGCACAATAACATCTGGTGTTGATAGTTTTTCTGCATCAGGATACCGTGTTTCATCTGACCCGATATGTGTGTAATAACCGGTTGCAGCTACCATAACTTTAGCGTTGGCAATACGTTTGCCTAATGCACTGCCTACTGGAATATGAAAACTAGTAATGTTAGGTCTAAAATCATATTCGTTAGTCGATTGATTTAGTTGTGCTGGTTGTAACGGACTAAACAATATTCCGCCTTCGATGTATCCTTTTTTAGGACTGATCTTTTCAAAGTACGGCCATAGATCTGCAAGGCCTTGCGCAAATGCACGACGTTGTTCTTCTTGTCCAGGTTGTGTGTTACCTGTACCTAGTACAAACATGGCAACGTCATCTGGATCATTCATCATAGTAGTTACACCACTCTTGGTATGGGTAGTACCACGCTTCATATAATCCCAAGCGTTCTTGGGGAACATATGGAACTTGCCGTCTTCATCCCTGCCCCAATAAATGACAGGACTACCATCCCACTTTAATTCTATTGTGCCACCTTTGCTAGTCATATGACGCAGACGTTCAACCGCATGTAATCCACCAGTACTACCATTTGTAAATACTAGATCTTCAATGTGCTGATACTTCCGACCTACAGCAGGAGCTGCTGCTTCATTAATTTGTTTAGGACTAACAGCTTGCCAACTTGCTCCACTGCTTGCAGATTGAAATATTTCATTTCTGCGAGTTTCATCGGGGATTGCGTTCATAATACTTTCAACACTACCCAAATCTTTAGCATTTGCATGTGGCCCAATTAAACGTTTAGCAATTTCATCTAAATCGTCACTAATAAATTCTGATTTCTTCCCCATAGCATCTCGGGCATAAAGTCCTTCGTCCGGAGACCATAACATACCTTGACTACTTGCTAGTGCGTTCATCATCATTTGTTTGTGAACGCCTTTATAAGGACTGCCTTGTGGAATGGAATGATGGTGAAATTTATGAACCCTTTCGGCATTACCAACAGCTTTAATATCGACTTGATAGAATTTACCTTTATATGGTAAAAGAATATGTACAGTTACTCCGGTTTTTTTAGTTTGTAAACCTTTGCCTTGCAAATAGTGTTCTAATTCAGCTCTAGTAGTTTTACCATCTTTAGTGCCAAACTGTTTCATCAGTTGACCTAAGTCAACCATAACATCTAAATCGCCGCTCATTTTACCAGGAGTCGGTGTCGCTGCGCTTCCAATTAAGTGTACGCTACTTTGTATTCCGTGCAAATATTTGTTTGTTTCTTGGGCAAGATGCGCAGCAATTGCTTGATCGAATTCTTCGGATTCCGGCCAAATATTTCCACCTTCTAGAATAGGTTTCCTAACATCGAGGAACAATTCACGTAATAACATTATTAATCCTTGTACTTGCCAGTTTGTATGTGTTCACGTGTTTCTTCGTGTAGTTTTTTACATGCATCTTCACATGTTTTATCTTCTAAAATATCGGGCAATTCACGGATAGGAAATTTTTTCTTATATAATTTATAACATTCGTGCATTGTTTCTGCAAACATTTTAGCATCTGTAGGTTTTTTATCTTTAATACGATCTATGCACTTCATTAAAACAGGAAACACATAACGACGATAAACATGGTCATCATTGTGCATAAAATGCAATAGATCTTCTACTAGATCGTAGTCGATTTCACGCTTGTCACCTTGTTTTTTAACAAAATCTAACTCTTTAAAGTGAGCGTTTTCTAATAACTCTTGTATACGCATATTGGCCTCAGTTTTACATACCCAATAGAATGCTATGGATTTAGAGTATTTATCGCTTTTAGGATCAACGGGCTAGGCTTTAAGTATGCGTTCAATCTTGCTTATACTACTACCCAAGTGCATTTTTGCCAATAATAAGTTGTTATCGCCTGTAATATAAAAGTGTGTACCACCCCAACTGCGCGGCTTTTGTAAATCTCTGATACAACTTTTAGTTAGCTTGCATTTTGTACTTTTATCAGCCCATTCGATAAATGCAGGGTTAGGTTGTGTAGTCTTACCCAATGTAACTCTAAAATCATAATTTATTTTAGGCATTATGATTGTATCGGATGTTAAATTATTACCTGCTGGTTCGCAAATATACTTTACCCTGCTGGCATCTAATTTAGCTAGTTTTTCTACGTCTTTTTTATTGTTAGAATACACACTTATCCACGGACTTTCTACTCGCAAATCTATATCTGCCATTTTAGATAATTCGCTAGCTAATGAAATAGCATATATTTTATCGGCTAACGTCTTAATAGAGCTAGATCGGTGAGGGATTGTGTTAGATGAATTTAATTCATCTATAATAGCACTAAATTCTTTATTTCGAAAGAACCCTGAACCACTGCATACCAGTACAATTTTGTACTGGTATACTCCTCTAAACAATTTTGTAGTAAGTTTTTTACGTAACATTTAAATCTACTAATGATGGTGCATTATCTACAGTTAAAAGTTGTACTTTTGATTCCTTAGGAGTAGATACTAACAATAACTTATTGTCGGTTACAGTAATACTTAACAAACCGCCGTTCTTAAGTTCACCAAACAACATTAATTTAGCCAACGGACGTTTGATTTCTTTATCAATAACACGTTGTAACGGACGAGCACCCATTTTAGGATCAAATCCGTTAGTAATAAGCCAGTTAGTACTTTCCTTATCTAGTTTAATCTTGATACCCTTTTCTTTAACTTGAGCACGAAGTTCGTCCATGAATTTAACAATAACTTTAGTCATTGATTCTTTGCCCAATCTGTTAAATGTCATGATACCGTCTAAACGATTACGGAATTCTGGTGTAAAGAATTTCTTTAAATCTTTATCACTGTATTCTCTATCCTGTGTACCAAACCCAATTGTATTCTTTTCAGCATCTTGTGCACCAGCGTTGGTAGTAAGAATAAGAATTAAGTTACGGCAATCTGCTCGTTTACCGTTTGAACCAGTAATAAAACCATTATCCATCATTTGTAATAATACTGTTGTAACATCTGGGTGAGATTTTTCAACTTCATCAAACAACAGAACAGCATTTGGATTTTCTTGTATTTGTGTAATTAGTAATCCGGCATTTTCTTCAAATCCAACATAACCCGGAGGGCTACCGATTAGCTTAGAGATGCTATGCTTCTCTTGGTATTCTGACATATCAAACCGTAATAGTTTAACACCTAGATGCTTGGCAAGCGACTTGGCAGTTTCAGTCTTACCGCAACCGGTTGGCCCCATGAACACAAACGATCCAATTGGTTTATTTTCTGATTTTAATCCTGCTTGTGCAACCATAATTTTATCTACAACTTCTGTAATAGCAAGATTTTGCCCGTACACTTCTGCTTGTAAATTAGTTTCTAAAGTAGCAAGATTGCTAGATTCAGTTTCCATAATTTTTTCTTCAGGCATTTGAATCATTTTAGCAAGCTCAAATTGAATCTCGTGCTCACCGATTACACGTTCTTCTGCAATTTTAAGATTAAAACGCGAGCATGCTACATCAATTAAATCAATAGCTTTGTCTGGAAGTTTTTTATCTGTTTGATATTTGACAGATAATTTAACAGCTGCCTGCAATGCATCATTACGAATTTTAACATTGTGGAATGTTTCGTAATACTTTTTAATACCCTGTAATATGCTTAAAGCCATTTCTTGTGTAGGTTCATCAACTGTTATGCGTTGGAAACGACGCATTAATGCACGATCCTTTTCAAAATGCTTACGATATTCTTCCCATGTTGTGCTAGCAATGACTTTAATATTGCCTTTACTTAGTGCAGGCTTCATCATATTAGCAAGATCGTTAGAACTATTTCCGGCACTGCCTGCACCAGAGATCATGTGTGCCTCGTCAATGAATAATACAGTCTTACCTTTCTTTTGTAGAGCTTTGATAACATGTTTAAAACGTTCTTCAAAGTCTCCGCGATATTTAGATCCAGCTAACATAGCTGAAATATCTAAACTATATACTTTGTAATCTTTTAGGAAATCAGGAACATGCCCTTTGACAATATTATAAGCAAGTCCTTCTGCTATAGCAGTTTTTCCTACGCCAGGATCGCCTACTAAGATTACATTGTTTTTGCTACGACGACCTAATGCTAATGCAATGTTTTCTAATTCATCAATACGCCCGATAACCGGATCAACTTTTTGTTTTTCTACTAGATCATTTAAGTTACTAGTAAATGCTTTCAACGCTCGATCACTTTGTGAATCTTGTGGACCTTCTTCATCTTCGGAAGTATCATTTACATTGTTTAGGTAATCTGCAAACTTATCTTTATCTATTTTGGCTTTATTAATATAGTAATAAGACCAGCTACGTTTTTCACCGATCATTGCTAAAAATACATCGGTAGGTTCGATTTTCTGTCTGCCATTAAACAGTACTTGTGTAAATGCACGATTAAGCACACGTTCAACACTTTGTGTTTTTTTAGGTTTAACAACAACATCTTCAATAGTAATTTCTTGGCACTTGTGGTGTAGATAATTGGCCAAATCATCTTTTAATTCTGCAAGATTTGCACCGAATCCTTCTATAGTATTACTAAAAGTTTCATCTGCTAACATAGAAAATAACAAATGTTCAATTGTTAGATATTCGTGATGTAATTTTTTAGCTGTATCTATTGCACGTTCAAATACAGCTTGTAAGTTATCACTTGGTTCAACCATTATTATTTCTTCCTTTGTTGTTTTCTTAATTTTTTAATTGCCAATGCTAGCTTTAATGGACTTAGTTTACTAGTAAAACAAATTCCATTTAAATGATCTAACTCATGTTGGAAACATCTAGCATCCCACCCGGTTAATTCTATTATACATTCTTTTCCATTTCTGTCAAAGTATTTGGCCGTTAATTGTTTGTATCTTTTTACTGATAACCATAGGTTGGGGAAACTTAAACAACCTTCATTACCATCGACTAATTCGGTATCTGTTATTAGTATACTAGGATTAAACATACAAAATGGAACTTGATTATCCAATGCAATAGCAAAAACACGTTTAAGTATTCCCACTTGATTAGCCGCTAACCCGCGACCATTATTAGTAATCATGGCTTGTACCATATCGATTTCTAATTCTTTTGCATTTAGGTCTTTTTCAAAATTCCACTCTGCAGATTGTTGTTTTAAAACAGGGTCTGTATCTTTAACTAATTTGAGCATTTAGTTCTTTTAATTTTGTTACTAACACAGGATCTGTGACTGCAGGAGTTTTAATTTTAATAACGCTTACAAATCTTCCTCTGTGTCCATTATTTACATTAGTAAATCCGTTTCCATTACTGGCAAATTCTACACCTGATTCTATACCAGGTCTAAGATCCAAATCCATTGTATCGCCGGTAATTGTTCTGACTGTTTTTTTACAACCAATCATAGCTTCGATAGGAGTAATATTTACTGTAGCATATAAATCATCTCCACGTCTTTCAAAATTAGGATCTGACTGAACTATAATAGTTACATTGAGATTGCCACGTGGCGCATTTTGTACACTATCATCACCTAAGCCGTTATATCTAATAGTATCACCGTTGGCAATGCCAGCAGGCACATTAATTTTTACTGTTTGATTGCGTCCACTAGGTAATTGAAAATTAGCTTCTAATGATTTTCCAAGATAAGAATCTATAAAACTTACAGTACATTGTATATTCAAATCTCTATTTCGACGCATATGACCACCGCGCATATGACCAAATATATCGCCAAACGGGCTACCTTGCCCAAACGGATCAAATGCTCCGCCAAAAGGATTTCCTGTATTAAAGTGGAATTGAGTCCCACCAAATCCGCCACCAGGCATTCCGCCGTACATCCGTTGTTGATCGTATTCAGCTTTCTTCTGCGGATCGCTTAGATTTTCATATGCAACAGAAATATCTTTAAACTTGGCCTGATCACCGCCTTTGTCGGGATGATGTTTATTAGCCAAGCTTCGGTACGCTTTTTTAATTTCATCTGGGCTAGCATTTTCGCTAACACCTAGTGTTTGGTAATAATCGCTCATAGTCGTAAAAAAACTCCAATTAATAATAGTAATTATACTATCTTAATTGGAGTATGTCAAACTTTTGGCTTATTTTTTCTTAGCTGATGTATCTGGTTTTGTTCCAGCTATTTCTGTACCTTCGGCTTTTTTGTGATGTTTAACTTCTTTTTTTGCAGGTGCTTTGGCAGGTGCTTTAGTTTTTTCTGCAGCCATTGCAGAACTAGCAAACACAGCTACGATAAGTAGTGCTAATAATTTTTTCATTTTATTTTCCTTATAATGGTGGTTGATCAAATGATGGAACAACTTTTTTACCAGATGATGTTAGCGCTGGTGTAGTTGCGGGTGTTGTTCCTGACCCGCTATTAAAACCCGATCCAAAACCTCCTGGTGTCGTTGCGGATGTTGTTGTTGCAGGTGTGCTTCCAAAGCCGCCTGTAGATGTTGGTGTTGAACCAAAACCGCCGGTTGAGGAACCGAATCCTCCTGCCGCAGGTGCGCCAAATGCTGGAGCCCCGCCAAATGATGAGTTGTTTCCACCGCCGAATCCTCCTGTTGAACCTCCAAATCCTCCGCCCATACCGCCTTGACCACTACCAAAGCCGCCAGCTACATTGCCTGACATATTTTGATTGTTAGTAATTGTTTGGTTTGTAGAAGTTGGATTGGCTGCTGTACCTGCTAGTTTTTCTTGTGTACGACCAAATGCGCTAATACCTAATACCGCACCCATAGCAATATGAAACAGACCAGCACCTTGAAGTGTCAGTGGATTCCATTGTGTAATAGGTACATGATTAATGCCTTGCCATAATGCCCATAGTACTGGGAATACTATCATGTCGGCCATACAGATTAACATGTACATCCAACCCATTGCTGGACGCCATAGTTTTTGCATCCATTCTGCTCCACCGCCGTCTTTTTCTTCTGCCATAGTTCGCTCCTTTTGGCTGTTATATACGTATTTATTTCACGCTGTTAAATATTTTTTGTTGAGTATTATACCAATCTAACCAGTTATCTACACGGTCTTTGCAAAGATAATATTGACTGTAATTGACTGTAATAACATTCAACGCATCGCTTAGTTTTGTTGTAGAAGCATCTACTTGATTTAGATCTGGACAAGCCGTTTTAAGATCTGGCGGAGTATCCGGCCATGACATAGTCATTTTAGGTCCAGTAACACTAGAACACCCGTTCAGAAATACAATTAATGAGGCGACTAATATTTTTTTCATTTAGTCGCTCCTAGAGGATTCTTAGCCGCACCATTTAAAATAGTAATGGCCTCTGGATCAATTTTACAGTCTGCGTCGATGCGTTTTTCAACTTCTTTAATTTTTTCTTGGTATACTATTTGTGTGTCGTGTATAACTTTTGTATGAGTGACTATTTTTGTTTGTACAGCAGTATTAGCATCTGAACTAGCTTGTTGTGCTACAGCAATTTTAGCTTGTTGTTCTTTAATTTGTGCTTGCAATATTTCGGTAACACCTGCACCACCGTACATAAACACACTTGCTATAATTATAACAAAACTAACTGGTTTAATAAACAATGCATATGGTTTAAAATTAGGAAAATTTCCTAATATATTTGCAGTAAAGTAAACAGTTGCACCTGCACCCGCTATTGCTGGCCATAACCATGAAGGTAAATTTCCTAATATTTGCTCTAATAACCAACTAAACATTTTTTTAACCCATTAACACTGAATGTGCATTACTTGTATGTTGCTGACGTTCGTTGAGACCCAATGTTCCGCCGTTAATCTTTTTAGTTAACCCAAGAACATCGCCTTTGTCTGCCAGGTCATTCAAATTGTTAGCTTCCCAAAACCAGCAAGCACTTTGTACACATCCTTCGAATGTTGTTAAAAATTCAGGAATATCTTCTAACGGTGTATCAATACTTTCAGCAAATTTTTGATAATTGCTTTTGCCAGTAAGCTGAATTAATCCACGTCCGCAAAACTTCCAGCCGTCGCCTGATTCTTCTGGCCCATTTCCCATACGATTAGCATACGCACGGTTAGCAATTTGCTCAGGATGATGGCCATATTGATTAGCAATATCCATTGTTGGAAAATAGTGCGGCCAAACTTTCATCAATGTTTCTGGTTTGTAATTTAAATTTTCGATAATAGCTCTGTAGCCGGCACTTTCAACCATTGTTTGCCCCATGAAACATGCTACACGTTCTAAAGTATTAATATCGTAATCAGGCAAAATTTTGCATAATGCTTCATGCCAATGTTCGCTATATGGGTTATTTTGTAGAATCGCTGTACACTTTTCTAAACTAAAATCAAATGTAAAATCTGCCATTATTGTATCCTTTTAAGTGCAACAGCCCAGTTAGTATTTTCAAATATAAATGTATCGCTAATTTTAGTAATATTATAATTACCGATTACTTTAGTTAAAAACATAACTTCTGCCATATCCTTACCTTCTAGTACGATAGGACCTTTAATGCTGTCGTAAATTTCTTTTTTGTTACCACTATTTAATATTTTAAATGTTACAGTTCCGCTATATGGTCTGGTAAAACTAATACTTTCGTCAATGACACTTAATGTATCGGCATAACTATTTTTAAAAAAATTGCTAAAATTATTTAAATTAGTTTCTTTAGTAGCTGCTTTATAACTATTTTTGTCTTTAGGAACAATTTCTTCTAATTTTTCTAATGTAGCAGGTTCGCTTTTAAAATTTTTAAAATATCTAAAACGCATCTCTTCCAAGCCTGTGATTTTCATTACACCTTCGACTATTTCTGAAATTTGTTCAGCTACTCTTCTTGATCTTTCTAACTCTACAAATACACGATACTTACCGTCATCCATTTCGCCAGGTGTACAATCTGCATCTAAAATAAAGTTATAACCCATTTCAAAGAAATTTTCAAGATCTTTAGCTGGATCTTGATGATCAACAGTAAAACTCAATACTACAACATCTTCATCATTGCCAATTTTGCTTTTATAACTGTCGATATCAAAGACTTTTTTTACTAAATCTCTAAGATCATCTTTGCGTAATGCTTCAGTTAGGCTCATGCTTATGCTCCTCCTGCTGGAGCTGCTGGAGCTGCTGGAGCTGCTGCTGGAGCTGCTGGCGCCGCCGGCGCTTGTGGTTGTGCTGGTCCTCCAGGAGGTGTAGCTGAGTCAGTTAGTGTAGCTGATTGATCTTTATAATCGTGCTTCATTTTTTCCATATAGCCTTTGTAGATATCAAAAGCTACTTTCTTTGGCATTGTAATTTCTACAATCCAAATAGGCTTGCGATCTAATTTTCCTTTTTTAGTATTAGGACGAATATCCTCGGGAGTACGTATTTTACGTGGTTCTATTAAATGGCTTTTCTGGTAGGTAACTTTGCAACCTAATTCTGTTAGTCTTTTTCCAGCTATCGGGTTAGGCATTTTACTAGCTTCCCACATGAATCCTGCTGTAATCCAATGACGATCTACTTTAGGACCATACGCTAATTCGCCTTCTTCCCAATTTTCGTATACATAAACATCGGTCTCTTCTAGAACTCTTTCAAAATCTTTTAAAACAGCGAGACTGCTGTTATTTTCATATAACTCTTCTATGTTTTTAATAACATCTAAAATATCGTGGTACATAATTGTGGTTTCCAGAAGCTTCTGTACTTATTTAGCTGGTTTGAAATCATAACATATCACTTTATTATTCTATATATTCGTTAAATAATAGTGTAGGACCTCTGTAGTTATCATAGGCGGTCACTACAAGTCTTACTTTTTCATAAAAGTAGGAGCAACTTTAATGAGTAAACAACGAGTGAAAAAGCGTTTTACATCAGAAGTTAACATAATTGATTTCCAGCCGTATCTTCCGGCAAAAAAGCAACGTGTGAGTATTAATGCACGTAATGCTAATCAGAAACTCTACCTCTCAAAATTGTATGCGGAGCACACTAGCATAGTACTTGCTATTGGTCCTGCTGGCACGGGTAAAACCATGTTGGCTGTACAATACGGAATTAAATTGTTTCAGGAAGGTCTAGTTGAAAAAATCGTTGTGACAAGACCCGCCGTCTCAGTCGACGAAGATTTAGGATTTTTACCAGGTACATTAAACGAAAAAATGGCACCATGGACTCGTCCTATATTTGACGTCTTATCCGAGTATTATCAAAAAAAGGATATTGAAAAAATGTTAGAGGAAGGTGTTATCGAAATAAGCCCATTAGCGTATATGCGTGGACGCACATTTAAGAACGCATACATTATAGCAGATGAAATGCAAAATGCCACAGTAAATCAAATGAAAATGCTACTGACCCGTTTAGGAGAAGGGTCTAAGATGGTAGTGACAGGAGACTTGGCACAAGCAGACCGATTGAGCGATAATGGTCTGATTGATTTTTGTAATCTGTTAGAATCAAAAGAATATTTAGAGCACATCGATATCGTTCGATTCGATGCTCGTGACATCGAACGCCATAATGCCGTGAAGGAGGTGTTAGCGGTTTATGGAGAATAAAGTAGCAATACTTTAGATAGTCATTAAAAAAGGCCCTGCAGGGCCTTTTTTTATAAGTTTCCTAATCTAATCAATGTTGCAGACAAATTAATTTCTGGATCAATAACTAGTGTATGATCTACTAACCCTTGTTTGATGATTAAAATAGCTTTATTTTGATTTGCTTCGTCGCCAAAAATTTCAACATTGTCGTATAACCAGCGGTATATTTCGTCCATTTCTTCTGGACGAGCTTGACTGCATAGTAGTTTACGTGCATCACTGATCTTACCAGCTTTAAACAATTCAACCATTTTAAATTTATAATCGGCTTCATTGGTATCACCTACTTGCGGAGCATTCAGAATACCTTCGCTGGAATTCATTTGTATAGTGTTGATACATTTTCTTAGATCTGGGTATGTTGCTTTGACAAAACTATCTAATGTATCGATTTCAAATTGAATATTTTCTGAAATAAGAATCTCGGCTGCTCTTGCAGTAAACTCAGTTTGATCAGTTTTAGCTACATGAAATCCTTGACATCTACTATGGATAGCAGGAATAATTTTATTAGGATAGTTACAAGTTAGCACAAACCTTGCTGTAGTATGATATTCCTCCATAACTCCGCGAAGTGCGCCTTGTGCATTAGGACTCAAATAATCTGCCTCATCTAACAAAACTACTTTGAAATCGCCAAACGGAATCATTTGTACAAAATTTACAATTTTATCTCTAACATCATCTACACTATTTGTACGACTTGCGTTAATTTCTAATATATCTAAATCATTTACTTCTAGTTCATGAAACAGCACTTTAGCTAAAGTAGTTTTTCCGATGCCAGCACTACCGCTGAATAGTAAATGCGGAATTGATTTTTCTTTAATCCATGTTTGTACTTGTGCCCGTTGATGAGCATCGCGAAATACATAACCATCCACTGTCTTAGGACGATATTTTTCTACCCACAGTTCTTTCATAGAATTCCTTAGTTTTCTTTATTATACAGATAAAAACAGGACTAGTCAATAGTCCTGTAATTGTTTGGTAAAATTAATTTTAAAATTGCGGCCCGGCAAATTGCGCAGGATCCCATTCTTGATGCTGTATTTTTGAATGTCCGCCATAGGTATTCATATATTTTTCATCTGGTTTGTCATCGCTAACCATCAAAATTGCTTTAATATCTGCTCGACGGATCGTAATTTCATTGCCATCATCTTCTACCACCGTGACACCACGAGTCCATCGGCCGTGCTCTAACAGAATCCATTCACCGACTTTAACATCTTTTTGTTTTGGACCAACAGCCCAAACTCGTGCCCACCGATGGCGAACTCCTTCGCTTTTACCATCATCACTTGGTAGTACAAACATACCAAGTTTTCGTTCGCCAAATTCCATATCAGTAACAAGAACGTTGTCGCGTATAGGGATAAGTTTTCCGTATACTTTAGGTTTAATACCCTCGTGTCCTATACCTTTTGATTCTGCCATTACTCGTTTCCTTCCGGATCCATTGATGCAATATCTTTTTTAACAGACACCGATACGGGTGCAGGCTGTGCAGCAGGAACATTATTTTGATTAGGAATCGGACTAATATTTTGTGAAACGATTTCCTCTCTACGTTGAATAATTTTACCACCTGGCCCTAGTTTATCACCACGAGCATTAACTTTAGCGTTACCTACAGCTGGGGTTAATTCATTTTGATTAACCATTTTGCCCATGTCAATTACTTTGCCACGAGCTGTTTTGTAAGTTTGTCCCATTTAATTCTCCTTGAATTATACTACTACTTATCTCAAAAATTCCTGCCAGTCTAAATTATATTTGACCGAATCTATTTGATGTACGCCTAACAAATATAGTACAAAGCTAGCTACGCTCGATCCACGACCGACTCCCCAAACAATACCATTTTCATTGCAAGTATCTACAAAATGTTTAGTCCATTGCAATAATGGAATCATTCCGCGATCTTTATAAGCAGCCATTTCAGCTGTTACTCTGGCAATTTGTTCTTTGGTTGTACATTTTTTAATACACCAATCTTCTACATCAAAATCTCTGTATTCGTTAGGCATAAACCAATCGCTTTGCAATGCACTATCGAAATCTGTGATGTCAATTGATTCTAATTGTTCGTTGAATCTTCGAAATGTAAAACCCGCAACTTGCTCCAACTCATTAATCTCTTCGGTATAATCTACCGTAAGATCCTTGAGGTTGGTTAGCTTTCCTTGATACAGGAATTTAAATATATCTTGTGTATTAAAAATAGGATTACCGAATTTATCTAGGCGCATAGCCTATATTTTAATTGACTTTAATTAATTTGTCAATGTTTTTCTCACTCGATTTCATTAATTTTTCCAATGCCAATCTGCGACGGGTACTAAGTTCTTCTTTGTACGACTCTAACAACATGCCAATTTGAGTTTTGACATCGGTATTATAAGTCATAAAATATTTGTTAGTGAGATCTGCAACCTTAGCTTCGATTTCACTATCTTTAAGTTCTGCAAAACTGCCGGCTAATGGATGCATTATATACTACTCGAATAAGTTCCAGATACTTTTAAATATACGTGGCTACCTGCATCATAACTAAATGCATCAATTACATACATATTATTAGTACCTGGATAAGGATACACAATTTGTACATTTGAACCAACACCACCCGATTGGGTAAACACACTGCCGGACCATGAACTATCTACTACTAGTTTTCCTGAATTAGTAGTACTAAGTGTAGTTGTTGTTGTCGCAGCTTGTGTAAATTTAAGAATAAGTTTTATAGTACCAAACCCAGTTGTTGGCCAATTTGCAAAAGTTAGCGTAAGTCCAGATGTATTGATAGTTCCGTATTGAACTGACCCGTTATTTAAATCGATAGTAGTTGAAGTGCCGATAGTTCCTAAATTATCTGCTTGAGGATAAAATTGACTGTAGGAACCGTTAGTTAATGTTGATCCTTGTAAAGAATTTGTAGCAGATGTAACATTGATACCATTTGCCTGCAAAGCTGAAATTTCAGTAGCCGCTTCGGCTAATCCAGTTTTAATAGCTGTGAAATTGTCACGAAATCCTTGACTATTATTATCCTGTCCTGCTACTGGGTAAGCAGTATTAATTGTTGATGTAATTATTGCGCTGGTCATACGGTTATCCTATTGTCTTTGAATATTAGATATTTATCGTTGCTGTACCCTGACAGAGAAGTCAATGTGAATCTGTCTACAGTATAGTCTAATTGGCTAAAATTAAACCCATTAAATTTGATATTTGTTATAATTTTGTCTGCTGTTCCTGGTTTACAAAAACACAATGGAATAGCTAGTACATACCCTAATTGGGCTTTTTGTCCGGATTGTATACTTCTCATCCATAGAGGCAAATAATTACGCTCTGTTGCTCCGGCATTGCTTAGTCTCTTTTGCCAATTAGAAATACTACTAGGAAAATATGTATCTGTATTTGGATTACTAGCTTCGTACCCTGTACTATCTACAGTAATATTGTAATCATTTCTTCTACTATCGGGCGCATCTAAAGTAAGTGTAGTTAAATCGTTTTTGTAAAAATTTAAACTATTATCTACAGTAATTGTTTCAGGAGCATTACTACTAGTTTTAATAGATAAGGGTAAATGTTTTCCATTTGGCTCCATAGGATCTAGCATTTGTATGTAAACTACTTCGTAGACTGGAACATTAGATATAGGATCAAATGCCACAGCTTTCTCGATGCTTCCAAATTGAAAACGTTTCTTTTTATTGTTTAACGTCATAGCACTAACATATGCAGAAGCATATAAATTTTGTATTCCTGCGTATATTAATATAGATAAATTAGTTTGTACTCCAAAATTTGGATCTTCTGGTCTATAAATGCTGGATGGCGTGAATACTGTACTGTTGTTTATAAAACTGCTAAACAATGCTCTTTGGGCAGGGATCAAAAATGGTCTTGCTGTAATATTATTGTAAATTGTAGTATTCGGAGTAGTGATAGTTAGAGTAAATGTTTTATCAATTGCACTATAGGCATATTGATCGGCTGCTTCAACAGTAAATGTATATGTTCTATCGTAAGTTGTCTTACCAGCATCGAATGTAGTTTGTGATCTGTCAATGGTTAACAACCCTGGCAAATTATTTACTAGATCATCAAACTGATTTGGAATTCCTAAAATCTCGCCATCGCCGTTCAATTTAAGTCCTGGTGGTAAAGATCCTGCCGTTAAATTATACGTAACAATGGCATCTGGTACACTAGTAGTAGCCAATAGATTCAATGTACATATATAATCGGCTGGTATAGATCCTAAATTACTAGGAGAGCTCCAGGTTATAACACTGTTAATACTTCCTAATATTGTAATATTAAATACTCTACTAGCAGATATAACTTCACTATTATTATCGCCAGGTCTACTGGCTGTAATAGTAAATTTATAATTTTTAGTAACACTTGGTTGATAAGGTACTAGTCCGTAGAGATCACCTGATACAGGATCAAAATTTAAACCTAATGGTAGTTTACTTAAACTTCCTATATAAAAATAAGTATTATTAGGAATAGAAATTAATAATGCACTTGACAGTGCTAATCTATAACGAGTAGGAGTTAATTGTGTTACTCCTGTTATTGTATAGATAGTATTATCAGCAGAATTTATATAATTATCTAATGTAAAAAATTGTCCTATTACTGGAATACTTGATAAATCTTGAACAGTAACAGACGTACTACCTAAAATATTATCAGTTATTAACATTTGATATGCAACAGCATATACTTCTTCATTTGTGGTCTCTAATCTGAATTCTACGTTTCTATTGTCATATAATGCAACAGGAATTGTTATATAGTTATTTGATCTAAATATTCCTAAATTACTATCAGTTAACCACACTGGACGTCTCAAATATGTTGAATCGGCTGTGAATTCGTCAGCTTGACCGTCTAGTGTAATACTATCTGCTCTAAATTCATCAGTTCCGGTAACAAATATTTTAAAAATTCTTTGACTATAATTAGTACCATCAGTTACTGTGACTTTAAATTGATAATTTAAACTTAATGTTTGTGTGACTACTGAAGGTGTAAAATAATCAAAAATTACATCGTCGTATTGGTAGCTGTCAAAACCATTAGTCGATCTTAAACCAAAATCAAATACTCCCTTGTCATAACCCTGTTCGTCGAAATTTCCAACACCGTCATTGACGGTAATCTGAGGAGAAGGTTCGATGTAACCACTAATGAGACCTGAAGAATTTAAAGATAATCCTGGCGGAAGAATGCCGTCACCGTCGGCAATATAAAATGTTAGAGTTGCACCTGAAGCAACATTTAAATCGGAAACTTCTATTTGATAATTGATATAAGTTTGATCTGGTGTATAAAATTGTTTACTTGGCCCTAAGGGCAATGATCCTGCAGGAGTTATAAATGTCGGAGGATTATAACCGTAAACACTGATTGTAAATGTTCTATCGGATATACTAATACCATCGGATGCTCTTATACAGAATGTATAAGTTGTTTGATTAGCTACTGCTAGTGGTGCACCTGTAAGATTACTGCCTATTAAAAATATGCCATCGGGCAAATTTCCTGATATAATTGTAAAAGTAATACCTCTGCTGTTTGATACTGGTAATGCCAACGTAACAGATTGCTGTTCTTGCAGAGTTCCAAATGAATACCCGCTAGGTTGTGTCCAAACATTTAACATTTTAATAACCGCCGGTTAATGGTGATCTTTTCCAAGTATTAGGTGCTGTACAAACATAAATGTAGTTGGTATCCCATGAAATTTGTCCAATAGTACCTGTTGAATTTGAACTTTTTGTGCCGGATGTACTAGGCCATGCGGTATTTTGTATTGTGCCATCTTGAAAAGTTACATTACCATTAGTTGCATTGATTTCAAATACTGAACCATTGATGGCAAAATTTCCAGAAGCATATAAATATCCGCTTAGTGATAAATTAGTTGCGGTAGTAGTTCCTGTCAATATAGGATTTGCATTAAAAACAGCATATCCAGTTCCAGTAGCATCGGGTATTATAGACAGCAACTGACTACTACTTGTATTTGCAAATTGGTTTAATGTACTGGCAGTAGTTGTTAAAATACCGCTAGTAGGCAGTGTTACATTGGTAACACCAGTAGATGTTAATGTGATATTATTAGTACCTGCGGTAGTAAGGCTAACACCTAAAGTTAAAAAATGACCTCCTACAGATAGTGAAGTTTGCCCAAACTCGCCAAAATCATAATCATTGTTTGGAGGATTAGTAATACCACTTAATACTCCAGTTCCATTAAAATCTACAGTATAACCTCTGCTATTTCTTTGCCAGCCAGTTGGGTAAGTAACAGAACCAAAATCTGCAATAAGATTGGTAGTAGGAACCATTGCAGAAAATAAACCTGCAGCTATATTTGGATCTTGACCATATATGGTATTTTGTATATCACCACCGAACGTATGATGACCATTTAAATTTAAATTATTGTTTAGTGTAGGAGTTGAATCGTTAATTAGTATAGTCTTTGCTTCTAAATTAACTGTGCTTGCATCAGTTGATATTGTTACTGTATTTCCTGTACTAGTTAATGTTTTAAATTCTAAATTAATACCGTTTTTATCGGCAAATACTCCAGTTCCAGAACCTAAGTTAACAGCAGTACTAATTGCTGCCTCAGCATTAAGAACAGCAAAGTTACTGTTTACCTTAGTAAATGCGGTGCGTAAATCGTCACCTGTGCCGTCATTAGCATAGCTACCTAAATTGATTGTTTGTATTGTCATTTGCAGTCTCTTTTAGTATTTACCATGTTCCAGCATCATACGTGTGCCTCTTCCAAATATTAGTAGTACCGTCATACGATGCTGTGCAGTAGTAAAAATATACAGAATCAAACGCAACCATTCCTGCTATATCGCCTGTTTTACCAGTACTGTGAGTAGGCACAATTTGCGGGTATAAATCAGCAAAATTTGCATTTACCTTACCAAATGCTACACGAATAGTATCTGCACCTGTAGCATTTGGTGTTGCGCCGATGTTTATATTTTGTTGAGTCATTATGCTCTCCCTACAGCAACTTCAATGACTCCAGCTTCGCCGTAGTCCTTATCTTCTAATGCTTTGCCAACAATAGCACCTAAAGTAGGAGTTGCAGCACGTACGGCATATCCAGGAGTAGCACTTGTAGTTAAGATATCTCCTTTCTTCACCCGTCCTACAACTTTACATGGTACACGACCTGCAAGTGCAAGACACGCCCTAGTTCCTTTTAGTTGACTATTCATAGTATATGCCGGATCTGTTGTTACAATACCAGCACAACGTGTGTCATTAATTGTTGTAGTAGTTGTAGTTTCTGCATCACCTCCAAATACTAATACTGTACCAGGTTCGTATTCTGCATCAGCTGTATACCATTCAGCTAAGTCGCTATACGTAGCTTGAAGTTGTGTTCCAGTTCCGCTTAATGTCCAAGTACCTGTAATAGTACCTGCATTAGTTCCACTACCTGTTGTTAATGTACTACTTAATAATGTTCCACCATATGTATACAAATCGATATAACTACCGCTTTGAACTTGCCAATTACCTTGTATGCTGCCTTTAACAGTATTATCTGTACTATTAGTAAACAAGTTTTTAGCAAGTAATGTACCATTAGTATGATCGACAGCACCGTACATTGTTGTAACTGTATTACTAGTAGTTGTACCCGTACTAGTCATAAAGTATGTTGTACCAGTACTTGCGCCGGGTGTACTAAAATTTAATGTAGTTCCACTTACAGTTAATGCTGTGTAAGTAGAAACTTTTAAACTGCCAACATCAACACTCTTATCAGCTCCAGATTTTACAATACTGCTTACGGCATTACTTACGCTAACTGGTGTTACACTATAAGTATTACCAGCTGTGCTAACACCATTGTAAGTTATAGTCATTATACCGCTTGAATTAAACGAAGTGTTTACAATACCGCCAGCATCACTAACTACTTGTGCAGGAGTAACAGTTGTTGGACTTGTTGCACTACCACTTCTGTTACCCAACAATGTTCCAGTAGCAATTTGTGTAATAGCTGTTAATGGTACACCTGTAGTTGAACTAGAACTAGTTAACAAATCGACAAAACCAGTAGCGCTTACATTAAACACATTATTGTTGTAAACACTTAATCCTAAATCTGCCTGCACAATAGCGCCTGCTGTTCCACTTCCACTAGTTCCTGTTGCTAGTCCTTTGGCAACATTTAATGACAATTTGCTTTGAGCAATAGCGGCCGATGAGCTAATCATTGAATTAGTAATAGTACTACTATTGATTGTAGCAACAATATTAGTTCCCACATAAGTTATAGTAATATTACTTGCGCCGCCAGTACTAGCATTAACCCATGTTGTACCATTGTACGCTAACAAATTATTTTGAATCGGTGATGCAATTAACACATCACTTAGTTTACTTAAAGCATTGAATAATGTAACTTTGCCATCAACATAAACTTTATTAGCTGCATCGGTAGTATACACTGGTGTAGCAAGATTACTAACTGTAAAGCCTGCAGCATTAATATTACCTTTCATACTTAGACTTCCGTCTAATGCCAAGAATCCAGGACCAATTAAGTTGACCAGAGGAGTTAAACTTCCATTGTGTGTCAATCCTAAACGACTATCGATATAACTTCGAATTGCACTTTGTACTGGAATAACATCACTTGCATTTTCAGCCATAGTTCCATCTGTACTAAATGAACTAACAACTACACCTTTCTTAAATCCTAGACCGTCTAAGTTACTTAAGGCAATTGATGCTGAGAATGTAACAGTACCGGTACCTTGGTCAACTGTAAAGAATCGACCCACACGGAAAATACCGTTTTCGTCTGTTGTTACATAAAACACACGACCAGTAGTTTCTTCTAAAATTTGCTGACTTGAAATTTCAGCAATAGCAGGATTACCGTAAATTTGTGTTGGGTAGTTACTGGTATTGTAACCGCCAGTACCAATATTCAAAAAGTCGTGACCTGTAGCACGAGTAGTTGAAATCTTAACAGTAATTTGTCCTGAACTAGCTGCAGGATAACCTAAACGTAATGTTGAACTTGTTGTAAGACTAAATGGTTTACTTAATCCTAATGCTGTAGAACTTGCACTAGTTACCTCAGGTGTTATTGTAGTAGTTGTAGTGTAAGTAGTTCCATATATACCAGGATCATATGGATAGGTTAATGTAATACTAGTAGTACTACTTGAGCTACATTGAAAATAACCATTGTACAAACTGTTGCTGTTACCTGCTACATAGAACCAAGCATTAGTTGTTGGTGCTGTAGTTGTTAAGAAACTTAATACAATACTATAATTGTTATTACCAGAATTATATGTCTTACTAACAAAACCAGTACTAGTTATAGAACTGCCATAAGTATATCCTGGACAGTAGAATGTCATTAAACCAGTTCCAACAGTACCAGTTGTAAATGAATTTCCACCAGGTGTAGCACTTACTGTAATTTGTTTTGTACTAGAATTTACATTAGTAATATAATATGTAGTACCAGTTACTAGATTACCTAATGCTGTTCCACCACTAGGTGTTGTAAATGTAATTTGATTACCAATGCTAATATTATTGACAGTACTTAATGTAATTAAATTGTCGGTACCTGTAATTGTTGTTGAACTTACAGTATAGTTTGTACCAATATTAGTTGCAGTTTGCCATGTACTTCCACTTCCACTAGTAATGTAAGTGTAAATATTGCTATTTACGGTACCGGGTGTACTTAATGCCCCTGTTGTACTATTGGTATAACTTACTATAGTTGTTGTACCTGATACACTTGCACTTGCTGCCGATTGGCTGGTATTAACAGTATAACTTGTACCTGTTGTAGGAGTTCCAGTTGCACTTTGATTTAATGTGTATGTGCCGGTTCCACCTGTCCCGCCCAAGAACGCACTGATATAAGTTCCAGCTGTCACTGTACCACCACTTAATACCATACCAACGCTAATTGTTCCTGCAGAAATTGTTGCTATTGTTAGTGTTGTACTGCTAATAGTACTAGTAAATGTTGCTGTATTAATACCAGTAATATATGTACCAGCAGTAATATTTGCACTAGTTACCACACTACCAATTGAAATGTTTGAACTATTAGTTATAGTACCAGTTAATGATAATGTATTACCTGATATAAATCCAGATGTGCTGCTAAATGTAGTTGTACTAGAAGCGGTAACTGGATAAGTTCCATTATAACCAGTCGGAACCATGCCTGTAACAGTAATTAATTGACCAACAGCGTATGGAGTTGTTAGCGATGTAATTACAGTAAATGTAACTGTACCGGTATTAGTACTGACAGATGCAACTGATAAACTTGTTTCTTGTGCTATACCTGCACCAGTTAATATCATACCATTTGTAACAGTGCCGGATACAGATCCAATTGATAACACACCACTACTATTGATACTACTAGATGACATAGTAGCAGTAGTAGTTGCTACGGCTGTAGCGTTGCCGCTAGTGCCTGGATCAGTTGAGTACAATAATTGAGCTTGTATAGTATTGACACCTGCATTAGCAGATACACTTACTGCTGTTGGCACAGTAATGACCGGTGTCAATATTGCGCCTCCTAGTACTGAACTTAATGTAATCGTTGGAGTACTGGTATATCCAAAACCAGGACTTACAACAGTAACAGCGCTAATACTTCCGCCACTGATTGTACAAACTGCAATAGCTTGTTGCGCAGGACTTGTTACCCCTCCACCTGAGAATGTTATTGTTGGTGGGCTTGTATACCCACTACCGCCGTTGGTAATAGTTACACTAGCTACTGTTCCTAATAGTTGACTACTTACTACGGATCCATATTGAACCCAACAAGCAGGACTTACAGTAAATTGTGTTGAACTATCAATACTTTGAACAATTGTTCCACTTGGAACATAACTAAATGGATTTGAAATAGTAGCGCCTGTGACTGTTGCCGACCCAGTAGTTGTACTTGCAATGACTACTCCAGTAAGTCCTGTTCCACTTACTAATGAGTAAACAGTATAAGTGCCGTTGTATGCTGTAGTACCAGTAACACCTGCAATTACTATAACGCTATTAATACTAAATGGCGCACTAGTTTGTGTGCCATAAGTTACAGTAAAATAACCTACACCAGGTGTACTAGCAGTGATACCGGTGATAGTAATACTAGTATTAATACTAGATACAACCATACCAGTAGTTAAACTACTAGTGCTACTTGTTGTAATTTGAGTTTTATTAGTAATACCTACTACTTGATAAGTTCCATTATAGTTAGTATTGGCTTGGTTTGCTATTGTTATATAACTATCTACTGGTGGTAATATAGCATTGGCGTTGTAGGGAATATTATAAGTAACAAATTTACTACTTGTACTATTAGGTTGTAGTGTTTGGCTAGCAAACGTCATAGCACTAACACCTGTGCCAATACTTGATAAGTTGTAAACACTATTTGGATCAATAGTTAAGAACGCATTAGTAGCTGTTCCTATAGTCAATGTTCCACTCGGTACACCGCTTGGTGCAACATTTAACACAATTTGAGCTGTGCTCAATGTTGGTTGTGTAAAACTTACAATGCTTTGTGTACCATTAAAACCAGCACCTGTTATTAGAGAATTATTTGTAATTGTTCCAGCAACTGCTGTTAGATAAATTGTTGTACTATAACCTGTAAATGTATTACTTGTTACTAGTTGACCAATGTTAACAGTATAACTTGTACCTGTCGTAGGAGTACCCGTCGCTGATTGATTTAATGTCCAACTTGTACCGCTACCTGAAACAATATATGTTCCAGCTGTTACGCCAGTTCCTGTAATTGCCATACCAATTGATATGGTTCCACTTGTTACTGAACTAATGGTTAAAGTAGTTGTGCTAATAGTACCAATAAACACGGCTGAATTAACAGCGGTAATATATGTACTATTAGTTATACCTGAACCAGTAAGTCCCATGCCCACAGTAAATGATCCTGTGATAGTACTTAACGGAGTAAAAATATTTCCAATACTTGCACTGGCTAACCCATTACCAATAATACCTGTACTAGATGCTGTAGTGCTTAATGCTTGATTGAATAATCCGCTGGCAGGTATATTTGATTGTGTATAGCTTAATACACGGAAAACTTTACCACCCCAACCTGTTAGATATGTACCTTGGTTAATTTGGTTAATAGTTGTTGATACGCTAGATGCCAAAACAGCAATTTTACTATCACCTAATTTTGAACCTTGTGATTGTGTTGAAAATACTACAGGTCCATACGGAGTCAGTGTTGGAACACCGCTTAATGTTACAGTATAGCTTGTACCTGTAATTGCACCGCTTGTAGCTGCGCTAGTAGTATTTGTTTGCCATGTACTACCGCTACCGCTACCGCTAATATTAGATATAATATAAACAGTGCCTGTAACATTAGTACCAGTTAGCACCATACCGATGGCAACAGTTCCTGATCCTAATGTGCCAACTGTAAATACACCAGTGTTGCTAATTGTAGATCCTGTTGTTACTGCTGTATTAGTTACAACAGTTGATACAGTTTGATTGGTAAAACCAATGCCTCCAAGAATTTGTCCAGCAATAATTGTACCATTAACTTGATTAACTGTTAGCGTTGTGCTGCTTGTATTATTTCCTGAACCGTTAATTGCAACAAATCCTTTAGCCGCATAATTTACTAAGTCAGCATTTTGTATACTACTTGTATCATGATTAAATGATATGTAAGCAAACGAACTATCTGTAGTTAACACAGATGTATTTGCTGGCAATTGTTCACCAGTACTTTCAGTCAATCCGTAACTAATAATACGATAGATAGAACCTAAATTAGTACTATATTGTAATGCGGTACTTGGACGAACAGGTTTAACGTTAGTGATATTGTAGAATTTAATATTTTGCAATACTCGAATAGTTACTAGTTGTCCGTCATATAACGGGTATGCTAGACCTGTTGTAGTTGTACTGTTTGTACCTGAAGTACTCAATGCAAGAGACAATACATTTTGACCATTTACATATACTGTAGTATGGCTTACTGTATTAATTAAATATCTAGTAATCACTCCACCACTGGCTGTGTGATCAATTTCTAATTCGCTTGTTGGCTCTGGAGGATACTCGTAGTTAATAATATATACAGTTAAATTTAAACTTGTAGCTGTTGTTTGCGAACTAGCAAAAATACCTTCTTTGTAGATACGTGCTGTTTGAACCATGTCGTTGGCCAAATTCACAGCATTAGGTAATTCAGTTACATCACTACCACTTGAACGTAATCCGTACACACCATAGCTACTTGAGCCAGCAACAGAACGAATTTGTCCACCGTTTAATGCCCAATAGCTTACATAGTTGTAGTATGTAAACATACTTACAGCTTCTGCTGCACCACCGTTAGTTACTAATAATCCGTAACCTAAATCGTTTACCATAGTAAAGTCATTGCTCAACATTGACTTATTACCGCCCATTTCAATGTTGATACCAATATTGGCACCAGCGTTGATATAATTAACAGCGGCATCTTCAATGTCGATAGTACTAGTACCAAAAGTGTATGTTCCAGCGGCCTGTGCAGTCAATGTTACAGGTAACCCAGTTGATGCACTAACTAATTGAATAGTTGAGCTAGTTGGAACATATGTATTAGCAACTGCTGTTCCTGCAGGTACCCCAGTACCTGTAACAATCATTCCAGGCAATATACCTGACACACTACCAGTTTCGGTAAATGTCATGGTTAATGTACCAATAGTAGTAGTGATTGGGCTACCATTCAATGTTGTAGATAATGTAAATCCTGTTGTGCCAGTTACAGAAATAATATAGTAGATATTACCAGTTGTATATCCAGAAATACTTCCAGTACCACCTGCAGACCCGGTTACTGTAACAGTATTACCGAGTACTAGTTTTGCACTATTACAAGTGAATGTTCCTGCTAGTCCAGTTGCTTGTACATTGCTTAATGTTGTATTTGCGCTGTTTGATATAGTGAATGAACTAGCACCACTTGCTCCACCGCTAGAATAAGTTGCGGTTACACTAGCAATCTTATTATTAGATAATGTATAAAAATCAGTAATAGCACTTGTAGTTTGCGCTGTAATTACTGGTGGTGTACGAGTAACAGCTGGAGATCCTACAGTTAATAATATAGTGCCATCTTGATTACTGCCGCCTGTGCTAGCACTTGTTGCAGTAGCTGCATTGCTTAGTGTTGCGGTTCCAGTTGAAAAATTAATATTACTTAATGTTGTACTTGCTGGAATACCGGTACCTGTAACAGTTACTCCATTAGTTAAATACGGGCTATAAGACAAATTGGTAATAGTTGTACTACCAGCAGTGGTAG